GCACGTTGTAGCACAAGACAAGCCTGACAAAGTAAGAGCAGTTTTCGGAGCCCCGAAACTACTTACAATGGCTGAACTCATGTTCATTTGGCCCCTACAAGCTACTTACCAGAATACCGACAACAACAAATTGTTCTGGGGAAGAGAGATTGGAAAAGGAGGATGGCACACAATACTCAACGAGTTCCACGCACATACCCAAAAAACGTACATTTCAATGGACTGGAGTGGCTTCGACCGAAGACTACTACACGAAATGATTGATGACGTTCATGAGATTTGGAAATCTTATTTCGACTTCTCAAAGTATGAAAGCACAACACGATACCCCGACCCAACAGTCGATCCGACCAAGATCGAGCGCCTTTGGAAATGGATGACACACTCCATCAAAGCGACGCCGACCGAACTACCCAATGGTCAGATTTGGCAATGGACTCACAACGGATTCGGATCTGGATACCAACAGACTCAACTTATGGACACGTTTTGTAATATGATTATGACCTATACCGTTTTATCTCGACTAGATGTCGATATAGAATCGGAGACCTTCAAAGCTAGGTTTCAAGGAGACGACGCAATACTCAGTCTTCCTGAACCGATGTTCTACCTATATGGACGGAACTTTCTCAAAATGATGGCTCACCACGCGTTAGACTATTTCAACGCAGTTCTTAGCGACGATAAGTCCGGAATTGGAGATCACCCGAACGTGCTATATGCACTAGGATACAATAATCGATTTGGAACACCGTACCGAACGGATGAGGATTTACTTTCTCATTTAATGTTCCCCGAACGACCCCAAGACTATGGAAGACTAGCTGCATCAGCAGTTGGCCTCGCATACGCATCACTAGGATGTAGCAAACCATTCTATGACACATGCTATGACATATGGACTTCAATCGTTATCGAAAAGGAGATCAAACCTGACTATCGAATGCTCAAATGGATGAAACGAGCCGGATTAGAAGAAGTTCTAGAACAGATGATGAACTCAGACTTTCCAAGCTACGAAGCACTACTCTCAGCTGGAATCAGTACCGTTGAACGGACTGAATCTGAATATCAACATTCCTGGCCTATGAATTCTCACGATTCAAGAGGAGAAATTGTATTTATTAACAAAGTATGATACATGATATCTTTTTGCCTCGATTTGTTTTTTTTATTTATTT